TGTTGGACACCTTCACATCGGGGAAGACATCCTGCCAGAGATAATCGCCGTTCTTGTCCATAATGCGCAGACATTCATCATACACGCCCCGCACAAACGAGTTGGAGTGGGAGCCAGTCAGCATGGGTTTGTTGGGAATCTTGCCGCCGAGCCATGTGAGGTAGAAGATTGCCAAGGTGGTCTTACCGCTACCGGGAGGAAGGGAGACCGCCAGCAAGTCCAGCTTATCGTCTGCCAGCTCTTGCAGAGCGTCCACCACCTGCTTCAAGACCTTACGCCGGGGAGGATAGAACTTCTTGTCAGGCTCCCGGTTCCACTCCACATAGAGTAGGTAGCAGTCAAAATCGTAGGGGGCGGCAGTGAAGCACACTCGCTTGTGCAGGTCGTAAATCGACACGACCTGCTCCCCGGAGATAGACCTGTCGTGCATGGCTCGTTCGCACTCAGCGGAGAGGAGCTTCAAGTACTCCACACCGAGACCCACATCGGTCTTCATGGCTTCCCGGCACATGAAGTACAGGTCTTCCATGGGCTGATAGGCATGAGCCGCCTTTGCCTTTTTGTAAATCGTCTCAAGTAGATTTCGCATAGATACCTCCGTAAAGAAAAATGGCGCATGACTGTTTGAGCTTTTCGCTCTCGCAATCATGCGCCATTCAATAATCTCGATTATACCTTCCCGTCAATGATGGATTGGAGCTTTGTCCCAAGCTCAAGCCACTTTGGATGAACCTTGTTCCCGATGAACCCGCTGTTCTCGATGTGACAGCTATACCGCTCACCGTTCTTCGTGAAGATTTGCATGAAAAACCCTTCGCCCTCGTTGTAGTAGGTGGTCTGAGATTTCGACCCCGCCGAAGCCGCTCCAACGACAGCCCCAACGCCACCTGCAATAGCCCCGCCGATGATAGCCCGTGTGATAACACCCTTGCTCGTGGTCTGCGTCTGAGCTTTCTGCACCACATTCTCCACGATAGAGTACGAGATGATTTCATCGTAGGGGATAAGGTATTTGACGAACCATATCACTCGGTTATCGTCACTGAACATGATGTTCTCGTTCGGTGCATACCCGCTGAAACTCTTGAAAATCTGACAGCTCTCAAACAACTTCGCTTGGGAGAGGGCTTCTTTCGCCAAATCAATCTGATACTGGTCTGGCTTCCGCTTTTTCAGGAGCTTGTCGAGCTTCCTCTGCGCCTTTTCGATGTTCCTGGTGTTGTGAAAATTATCGTATTGCCCCATGGTCTTACCCTCCAATCAAGTAGTCAAAGTAGTTGATTTTCGATTTTTCCGTAAACTTTCGCCTAATGTGCGCATACTAAGAGGAAGTTACACGCAAAACCTGATTTTCCGCTACTTTAACTACTTCTTCTGCTGATTTCGTACTGCTTGCACTTGCGGAAGAAGGTGGAGCGGGACATCCCCGACTCCTTGATTGCGTCCTTGAGCGGGATTTTGCCAGCCGCCCACGCATTTGCCACGGTGAAGAACCGCTCATTGGCTGGAATCGGCTTGCGCCCCTTGTACTTTCCTTCGGACTTCGCAATTTCAATCCCTTCACGCTGTCTCTCCAAAATGCTTTCCCGCTCGAACTCGGCGAGAGCCGCAAACACGGTCAGCACGAACTTCCCTTGCGGGGTGCTGGTGTCAAACTTCTCCTTCTCGGAGACAAGGTTCACACCACGCTCGGTCAGCGTTGCGACCGTGGCAAGAAGGTCTCGTGTGCTTCTGGATAGGCGAGAGAACGACTCCACATACAGGGTGTCACCATCACGCAGGAACGAGAGCATTTCGTTGAACAGCGGCCTGTCGGTGTTCTTACCACTGCGCTTCTCGTGGTAGACCTTCTCCACACCAAGGGACTTCATGAGTTCCATCTGCCTTGCCGGATTTTGTTCTGCGGTGCTTACTCGTACATAACCGACCCTCATGTACCCACCTCCGTTATCCCTCCCGCTTCACATAGGTAAGCTCGATGTCGTAGCCAAGAGCTTCCATGATTTCCACGAAGGTCTTGTTCACCAGACCGTCTTTCTTCTTGATAATGCGGTTGACATACTGGCCTGTCGTGCCAATCTTCTCCGCAAGGTTGAGCTGGCTCATGTGAGATTCAAGGCACTTGACCTTCACATCGAGTTCAATGTTGTTGCGTACCATAATGCACCTCCGTTATCTTTGTGAGATTAGTATAGCATTTGAAAAGGTTGTTGTCAACACAGAAAAGATAATTTTATATCCTTTTTGTTTCTTTTTCGATTTTTGGCGTACTCAAGCCACTCCCTGCGGCTCCTGCCCCGGTGCGCCGTCCCCCTCAGGGAGTGCGGGTAGTGCGCCCACGGGGACAGGCTCCCGCCCCGCCGCCGTCCCGCTCCCGGTGTCAATAGGGCGGTGAAATTGTGGAACCAGTACCACAAGCCCACGGGGAAACCCTATTGACACAAGCCCCCGCCGCTGTCAATGAAATATACCCCAATGGAACCGGGGCAAGGGGCAAGCCCTCAGCAATGGAGGACAACCACAAGGACAGGGGCAAGCCCTCAGCAATGCCCAACAGGAACGCACACGCACAACAGCAGGAGCGGGAACATGGGACAGGGGACACAAGAACAAGCCCCAATATATAGCCCCCTCCACAATGCCCCTATAAAGCCCCACAAGCCCCGCAGGGGTGCGGGGGTATTGGGATATACCCCCGGCACAAAACGCCGCACACGGGGCAGGACAGGCCACGGGAAAAGGGCATAAAAAGCCCCGCCCACAAGGGGCGAGGATATGTACTTTCAATTTCGTTTCAGAATCTCAGCCAACAGCACGAACGGGAAAACCAGCAGGAACACAAAGCCCATTTTCTACACCTCCTCACACGAACAGGAAACGCCGGGTTTCCGTGGTCTTGGTATACTTAGCGGCGATTTCGGGAAGCTCCTTCCTGAGTGCCGCCGAATCAAGGCGGGAGCTGGTCACTTTCTTGTAGCTCGCTTTGTGTTCGCTCCCCGTCACGGTGTCAAGGCCGTTTTCCGTCATGTAGGTTTTCAGGGTGTCCCGCAAGCTGTCAAGGGTTGCGCTGACCTCCTCGGAAAGCCGGGTATACTCGGCTATTTCCTTCATGAGTGCGTCAAGGTTCTGTCTTGCAATCTCGTTGTAATTCATCGTTCTACCTCCTCGAATCTGTAAAAATTGCTGTAACACTCGGCATAGGCGCAAGGCTGTTCAAACTCGGCGAACTCTTTCCCGTTGGGGTGCTTCTTCATGCGCAGATACACCACCCCGCACATATTGCCGTATTTTTCCCGGTTGTCGATTGCGTCAGCAAGGCGGCGCAAATCCTCGCTTGTAAATCTGACCATCAAGCCCCCTCCTTCGATACGCTGTAGAAATCGCTGTGTTTTCCGTGGTGGCAAGAGGTGGAGAAGCCGCACTTCTTGAGGATAGACCAGAAGCAAGAAGCCCCAACGCCGCCCTCGAAATAGGGAATAGCACCGTACCCCGCACCATAGCCGCAGATATTACCATTCGAGCGACCGCAAGCGGCGGTTTTGCTCTTGTCACTGAGACCAGCCCGAAGCCCTTCTTCTTTGAGGGTGTAAAGAGCTTTCAACACGCTGTCGCACTGGTTCAAAGCGTTCGCAATAGCGGCGCTTTCCTTGTCATAGCCGCACCCGCTCGCCGTCCCGGTGAAAACGCCGGTATTCGTTCGGGCTTCTGCGTGGGGATTGTTGCCCCAAGTGCGAGAGCGCACCCAATCAACGGAAATCGAAATAAAGGACAGGTCAGGGGCGGCGGCTACTCTGTCGAGCCGTGCCAGCTTTGCGGCGGTGTCCTTCTCGACAGCTTTCAAGGCTCGCTTTGTGGCAAGCTTCACGGCCTTTTCCCGGCTGATTTCCCCGGCCTTGTACTGCTCCCAACGCAAAGCGGTGCTATACTCTCTCAAGCCCCTGTCAGGCTCTCCCCGGTGTTCCTCTGCCCATGTAGGCCAATAGCCGTTGACGATGTAAAAACGGCGGTTTTCGGCGGTCTGCTCTGCGTCCTCGTGGACGATTTTTTTCAACTCGGTGAACTCTTTCACGGTGGTTTCCTCCTTTTCATTGGTGGCGGCTTCGGTGGTCTCGATTTCGACAATCGGCATACCCTTGCGGCGAGCGGTTTCTACTTCGTGCGCTTCGGCTTCCCGGATGTCTACCCATTCATACCGGGAATAATGAGCGGCTACAGCTTCGGCGGTCTCTGCGTGGGCGATATTGGAGCAGAACACGCTTTCCGAGTACTTGAAAGAAACGGCGAAATACTTTTTCATGGTGTGAACCTCCCTTTATTATCCGCTTCGGATTGTTTGTTGTCCTGTTGTGATTATAGTATAATTCGCCTTTTCCGAATTGTCAAGGGGTTTTCTGAAATTTTTTATCTTTTTCGGATTGTTTGTTGTCCGCTATACATTATATAGGCAAAAACCGAACCCCGCCGCCGTTCCGCTCCACCGGGACAGGCTCCCGCCCCTGTCGCTTTATTGGTGTAAAGCGTCACCCCATGAAACCGCCACCCTGTCCCGTTGCTTTACCACTGTAAAGTGCTATCCCGTGAAAACGACAGAAAAACCGCCGCTTTTCCTCCCAGCAGAAGCCGAGGGTTCCAAGCGGCGGTTTCATAGTCGATAGTCGATAGTCGTTTCATAGTCGAGAGTCGTTAGTCGCTCTCAGAGTCGGAGTCGTTGCCAGAGTCGATAAGGTATCGCTCTCGGATATGAGCTTGCCGCAAATGCAAACTGTCCGCAGGTTGCTGGCGCGAATGTGACCAGATGGCATCAGGAAGGTATGCCGCAAGACGAAATTGAAGTCACCTTCCCCAAGACCGCTGCCGATACCCCCACCGAAAAGCCTACCATCACTCTTGACCTTCCTGCTCCTGTTGCTGGTGTAGCGCCTGTCACCACCGGCGTTACTGCCACCTCCAGTGATAACACCCCTTTGACTATCGATAAGGTCGAGTGGTACGCCTATACCGTTGAGTATAATAATGGAAAATTTGAAAGAATAGTCGAAGGAGATAAGGTTTCTGGTAACTTTGAAGCAAATACCTATTATTTTGCTGAAATCACATTCGATAGGAGTATTTATTTTGCCAACGAGGGACTGAATATAATTGCTCCTACTTGGCCACTCGAAGGCAGTTGGCCTGAAAGCCGCATATATAGAGTGATAGAGAATAGTTATACAGCCAGAATACTCTTCCCCGCCACCGACGCAGCCTGCAACCATCAACCGGGGGATTGGCAAGATGGCACTGATGGAGAACATCATGTCAAGGTGTGCGCCATATGCCATAATGTAGTAGCCACAGAAAGCCATGCATTTGGTGGCTACCAAATCAATACAAATAATTCTCACACAAGGGTTTGCAGTGTATGCAATGCTGCATATACAAATGCACATGAATTCAACAGCTATGCCCACAATGAGAATTCCCACTGGAAAGTTTGCGTCTGTGGTGCTACCACATCTTATGCAAACCACGAATTTGATCCGGCTACCGGTGCTTGTGCCTGTGGTGCTACCCAGTCTGGTGGCAATCCCACCCCGGATGTCCCCGCTGCTCCTACCGGCTTGGCTGGTGTAGCCCCCACTTCTGCAAATAGCAAAGATGGTAAGATTACTGGCACCACTGCCGCAATGGAGTATGCTACTGAACCCAATGGTTCCAATTGGATTGAGTGCGGTGGAGATGAGGTTACAGGTCTTTCTGCTGGCACCTACTATGTGCGCTATAAGCGGACTACTGATAAGCCCGCAAGCGCTGTTGCGACAGTAGTTGTTCCGGCCTATTCTGGTGGCGGCGAAATCGTCCCTCCCACCCCCGATAACCCCGGCACCATCGTCATCATCCGCCCCGCCGAAGAGGAGAAACCGGCCCAGCAGCCCAATCCCTCCACCGGCGCCAATGACCTGGTCGGCCTGGCCGTCGCCGCTGCCGTCGCCGCTGCCGTCGCCGCAGCCCTCGGCTCCGCCGCCCTCCTGCGCAAGCATGATTAATTGCCCCACCAAAAAGCTCCCCTCCCGGGGAGCTTTTCTCTTGACAAATCCCCGCCCAGGGTGTATAACATTCCCATGGTAAATCTACCGCTTTAGTCTATTTCATGTTAGGAGGCATTCCTATGGAAAATATCTACACTTCCGCCGCCCAGCTCATCGGCCACACCCCCCTGCTGGAGCTCACCCATCTTGAAAAAAAGTATGACCTCAAGGCCCGCCTTTTGGCCAAGCTGGAATACTTCAATCCCGCCGGTTCCGTCAAGGACCGCGTTGCCCTCGCCATGATAGAGGATGCCGAGCAGAAGGGCCTCCTTACCCCCCAGTCTGTCCTCATCGAGCCCACCTCCGGCAATACCGGCATCGGCCTGGCCTCGGTGGCCGCCGCCCGGGGCTATCGTATCATCATTGTCATGCCGGATAGCATGAGTGTGGAGCGCCGCCAGCTTATGAAAGCCTATGGCGCGGAGCTGGTCCTCACCCCCGGCGCCCAGGGCATGAAAGGCGCCATCGCCAAAGCGGATGAACTCGCGCGCGAGATTCCCCACAGCTTCATCCCCGGCCAGTTTGTCAATCAGGCCAACCCCCAGGCCCACTACGCCACCACCGCCCCGGAGATCTGGCAGGATACCGATGGGCAGGGGGATGCCTTTGTGGCAGGGGTGGGCGCCGGGGGGGGCCGCCCGG